CTATATTTTTAGGTATTATTTTACTATTATCTGTTATATTATTTAAAACATTCTTGGCATCCACCGGCAAATTATCATATAAATTCTCAAAATCTTGTTTTATTTTACTTACATCTATTTGTTTTAATGTAATTCCACGTCCAATATCATCACCCCAATTTAAATTAGCAATTTTTGTAGTTTGATATCCAGATCTACCTGTTGTGCCTGATGTGCCTGATGTGCCTGTTGTGCCTGTGGTACCTGTTGTGCCCGATGTGCCTGTTGTGCCTGTGGTGCCTGTTGTGCCTGTTGTACCTTTTGTGCCTGTGGTACCTGTTGTGCCTGCAGTACCTGTGGTGCCTGCAGTACCTGTTGTGCCTGTGGTACCTGTTGTGCCTGTGGTACCTGTTGTGCCTGCAGTACCTGTGGTGCCTGCAGTACCTGTGGTGCCTGCAGTACTTCTTACCGATTTAATCTTATTTGATAAATCTGTTAACTGTGTTGCATATGGAATTATTTCGGGGGTAATTAAATATTTACTTGGGCCATTTGTGAGATCGTTAATAAGATTTTCTTTGGTGGATCCTATTTCATCTGCAATACTGGTTAAAAGAGCGTCTACATTTTTATCCAAAACTTCAAGATCATTAGCTGACAATTCTTTTTTTCCGCCTAAGCCCACTGATCCTTTTAGTTTATCTAAAAAACCAGCTTCGTTTAAAAATTCTTTATACAACTCTTCGGTGTAATTTATTTCGTTCATATTATATATATAGTTTTTTAATCAGCGTCTTGTATACTGATTCTTTTACTGTTGAAGCAACTATGGATTGTGGTAAACCGCCGGCTGAATTTATAACTTTAGCGAAGATATCTAGATTTTCTTGAGAAACGTCTTTGCTAGCTATACTATTAGCAAGAGAAGTAAGAACCCTGTCGGGTTCTGAGCCGGGATACATTTTTTCCAAAGCTGGTTTTAAAAATTTATTGTAATATTCTGGATCCTCAAGTTTTTCTATTAAATTTCCATATCCAAGTGATTGATTTAATGTTTTTAACTGTTCACCAGTTATATTTTTAAGACCACTTACAGCGGTAGACGCAACGTTTGTTACTGCCTTTCCAGCTTTTGTTGCCAGCTTAGCTAAAGCATCTTCATCAACTGCATTTCCCATCTGTTTAGCCACACTCATTGCAACGTGTGCAGCCTTCGCTTCATCCGGAGTCAATTTATCAATAACATTTACGCCATTTATAGATATTGGTATATGACCTCTTAATTCAGCAGTCAAATTGAGTGTTTTTGTTCCAACTCCTGAATAAAATTGTTGTTTATCAATTATTCCGGCATCCAGAGCTGTTTTCAAGATTCTATATTGATCTTCGCCTCCTCTACCCGATACCAAAAACTTTTGCATATAGTCATCTGCTGCTTTTGCATCTCCGCCCAGTGCGAGTTTTCCAAGTTCTTTTAGGGATTGTGTAGCACCAGTTGCTGTGCGTGTTACGGCTTGTGATGCTACATCTGCTGCATTTGATGTTGATTTGGATGCTGCTCCATTCAATATTCCGCTGTTTTTTACTCTACGTGACATCCAATCTAACCATTTATCAGTATGAGACTCTCTAGCATCAAACCAATCACTAAATGAATCTATTTGTCCTGCTTTTTCACCTACAAGTTTTTTTACTATGGCGTTGACTGCATTTTCATCATATCCTTTGGTTTTGAGAAATGATTTGAGAACTTCTATACCATCATTGTTGTCAACAGTTTCTGCAAAATTCTTGAGCTGATCAGCAAAATCATTTGGTTTTAATTTCATCAAATCAATATCAGCAATTGTATTTGATGCGCCTATTTTCATTGCACTTGCTGCATCTGCAGCTACATTTAATAAATTTTTAGGTAATCCACCTGCGCCATTAATAACAACGCTAATGTCATCGTTGGCCGTTAATCTAAGATATTGTTTTATTCCTGACAAGTCTGCACTAAAATTTTGTGATTCTGCTTCTTCTTTAAAAGCGTCATACAATTTTTTATTTGTACTGATAATATCAAATAACTTTGTATTACCACCTGGAAGCTTGGGAACCATTAATTTTGATATATCAACTTCAGATACTTCGACATTTCCACTGATAACGTTTTTATCTGATATAGCAGTCGCCGCATCTCCTGTAAAGTAAGATTTAGCACCGTCAATAAATCCCCCGCCTTTGAAGTAACTAAATAATCCTTTTGTAAGTGATCCACCAACTAAAGATAAACCTGTGACTACTAATGACTTCTTAAATGCTTCTCCCCAAGTTTCTTTTTTGAGATAATGACCAGCGACTGTTCTTATTAATAAACCAACGAAAACGCCGATTGCCAATGATGTGCCTACAGTAGCACCCGCGAATGATACCGATAACATTTTTGTGATGTTAATTAACAAACCGATTATTGTATTGGTCCATTTTGGATTCAACTTTGTAAAATCTTGTAATTTGCTCAACATTGATGTTCCAGAAGAATCAGTCTCATATGTTATGGTACCATCAGCTGCTCTTTTCGCAATCTTCATACTTGGGCCCAATTTGGCCATTATCATTTGCCAAGCTGATCCTTGTTTTTTAGCGTCTAAAATATCTGATTTTAATGTAGACGACCACTTTACAAATCTATTGAGTGCATTTACCACAATTGATTGAAATAAAGTTATTGCAATCTGGCCAGCTTTACCACCCAATTCTTTTGTTTTTAATGCGGCCTTTTGAATGATGCTTGGCTCGGCTCCAATATTTTTTGGTAACGATATGTCTTTTAGTCTTGCATCAGAACCAACATTATCTAGATATTGTTTATTATCTGTATGGAATTTATTGATTAGAGATAATATCTTTTTTGAAGTATCCGCTGTTGATACTGGATCGGTGGCGGCTTCTACTAACAGTGATATGTCTGAAATTTGTTGATTGTGTTTGTATATTTCTCTTAATGTTTTGCGGGTACCAACACTTAGTTTAAATTCTGCTAAATGTAGAGTGTTATTTTCTATACATCCGTGTAGAATAGATAATTCATTTAACATTCGATTGAATGTAAATTCGGATTTTTTAAAATTATCAATCTCTCGTTTAGATAAATTCAGATTTAACCATTGATTTTCCCCCAATAAAGATATCATATTTAATAAATATATAGATGTAAATAAATGTTGATTAAAATAAAGTTGACATAGTTGTTATTTGTATGTATTATCAGATTATGTTCTGAGACTGGTAATCTTAGAACTCGTAAATATATTACCACGTTTAAATATTAAAGTATAAATTAGTATGACAGTTAAAAGTGACAGTGTTATAGATAGCAATATTAAGTACGTAATTCTACGTGATGGCAGACGAGTTTCAGATTTGGAATATGTTTCCAAAGTCGAAGCTAAAACTGAATATGAACATTGGTCATCAATCCTTAATCGGTGGCCTGATGGATCTAAAATTGAAATTGTAGAAGTGAAAGGTAAATAATGAGTGGTAATATATTTGGCTTAAAACAGAAGATTAACGCAGCTAGCACAGAAAAAGAAGTATTAGATTTATTACAGTTGAGCAAAACATTTGTAGATGCGTCTCCAGAAACAATTCGTTCTTGGAAAAATTCATCCACAAAAAAATTACATCAGTTAAATTCAACTAAACCAGCAATAGAAAATGTTGAAACTGACAACAATAAACCCGTCAAGAAGAAAAAGAAAAAGTAAGAGGTGGTTAAATTGATTGTGAAAAGACGTTACTTCGGTAACGTCTTTATTTTTTCTTATATACTTATATATGATGATAGATAAATACTCTTCATTAACTTTGCCATCTGATTATAGTCAGATGGAGGGTTTGATTAAAGTCAATAAAATTAAGTTGATGGAACAAATTGTTTCGTCTATATGTTACGCGGTGAAGAACAATTTGAATGCGATAGAGGTCTTTAATTTTAAAGATTCTGATTTCATAGTAGTATTAGTCCGTGATTCATTTGAAAGTAATTTAAATAGTATTTATAATTATTATATCTCATCTGAGACATATGAACATTGCGGACGTGTTTTAAATATTAAACAACAACTAAACCAAAAAAATGAACAAGAAAAAAGACACAAGTCCAAAGGTTCACCAAAACGAAAAAATTAAAGAATCAGTTAGAATAGATGAACGACAACTTACATCTAAACAGATTGAATTATTAAATTTATTACAAAATAAAACAACCAAACTAGTCTTTATTTCTGGGCCAGCTGGAACTGCCAAAACATATACGTCAATATTAGCAGGTTTAACCTTATTGAATCATAAAAGGGTGAGTGAAATTATATATGTTAGAAGTATAGTTGAAAGCAGCGATAGTAAATTAGGATTTTTGCCTGGTGAAATGGATGAAAAAATGAGTCCATATATCCAACCATTGATAGACAAATTAGAAGAATTGTTGCCAAAACACGATATTGATAAATTGAAAAAAGAGGAACGTATTCACGGATTCCCAATCAATTTTTTACGTGGTTTAAGTTGGAATGCTAAATGTATCGTAGCAGATGAAGCTCAGAATATGAGTAAAAAAGAACTAATAACATTGATCACACGTGTGGGTGAATTCAGTAAGTTATTTATCTGTGGCGATCCAGATCAAAGTGATATCAACGGTAAAAGTGGATTTGTGCCAATGATGAATGTTTTCGACGATGAAGAAAGTAGAAATAATGGAATTTATGTATTCAAATTTGATGAAGACGACATTGTTCGGAGTGGTTTAGTAAAATTTATATTAAAAAAACTAAAAAACGTTAGTTGATTAATAATTATTAATATAATATGGCGATAGTATCCAATCAAGGTAGGACCGTTCCCGAATTACCAACATTAACATCTGGTAATATTGGCGACAATGATTATTTAATCATACAAAGTGTGAGTAGCAACTCAACTAAAAAATCTACTGTCAATAGTTTTGTACAAAAGACCGGCGATCTTTTAACGTCGTTTGATAGTTTAAATTTTACAGGTCCAAATAACAGATACATAGGTTCATTCAGAAGTTTTGAAGGTGATAACTATTCCGTCATAAGTCAAAATGTACCAAATGTATTTAAAAGAGCCATAGTAAGCGATTATCTTACTATTGGATATAATCCATCCGCGCCAACCTTTTTGGGAATCTATGCAAAGACAATAGATGTTAATCAAGCAACTGGCGGTGGTGGTAATATTACGTTTACTGGAAATTCTATAAATAGTCAAATAACAATGCTTGACTATTCAAATGGATTGGTTCTTGAAAATACACCTTTTAAACTTGAACAAATTACAGCTAGTGCGGGTATAACAGGCAGTTTAAAAGGACGTTTATTAGGCAATGTAACGATTGGCACAGGTAAAAGTTCATTTAACAATGTAGACGTAAATAATAATTTATATGCTGTAAATGCCGAGGTAAACAACGTTACTATAAGTTCTGGTGTAATTGAAAACGTTACTATTAACAATTCTACAATTGGAACAATTTTACCGAGGATTATATCAGGGTCAAAGATATATTCCGTAAATGGATTTTCAGGAGTATTTTCTGGCAGTGGTAATATTTCAATGACGGGTAGTTTAAAAGGCAAATTAAGAGGCAATGTAACATCTACAACAGGCACAAGTGATTTTAACAATATATCAGCTGCTAGTATATATTCTAGTGTGTATATTGAATCCCCATTATTTCTAGGCACATCCAGTTATTCTTACAACGGATTGGGTGAGTTATCATCTTTATCAAGTAGCTATGCACAAACTTCAAGTATGTGTATGTCAACCACAGCAGATTCAGCTTCATATTTGAATTGGTCTAATTTAAGATCAAACGGCACAGCTAGTTATTCATATAATGGCAATTTAAAATATTCTTCTTTTTCAAGTAGTTACGCACGTACTTCAAGTAAAGCTATAAGTGGTAGTTATTCTACTAGAACCACTAGCGCTTCATACGCATTGCGAGCTTCAACGGTTCTTGGAACAGTTGATAATGCTTTATACGCCATAGCAGCTGATTCATCAACTACTTCATTAACATCCTCTTATTTATTAAAAGGATCTTTAAATAGTTCAAGTGCTGTACCATATTTTTTCGGTAATAGATTAACAACATCCCCACTATTTTATAAAAATGAGTCTGGACAAATTAATTTTTATATATCAGCTTCCGCTAAATATGCACAATCTAATTTGACAGTGGTCAATAGAGGATCTGGTATATATAGTTCAGCTGCGTTTGTATTACAAAATAAAAACAGATCAACCGGTTATCCAAACCAAGATCAATGGTTTATATCATCTGTTACTAGTGGTAGTTTGACATTGAGTATTACCACAGGATCCTATCATCTTAAAAATAGTACCATTACAACAAGAATATCGGATACACCTTTATCGGGTGGTATATCAGGTGGCGGAAGTTGGAATGGTGTATCTGGCACAGCAGGTGTAATGGTTGCACTTAAACAAGTACGCAATGGTTTTTACTTCTGGCCATATATCCAGTCAGATTCAGCTGCGAGAGATGGTTCAGTTGGTATAGGCGTACAACCTCCAGCAGAGCCAACTGGTTCTATAGACAAGTATTTACGTGCTAAGTTGCAAATTAGAATGTTTAGTGGTAGTAATCAAGCAGCGAACGTTGCTGGATCAGTATTAGCTGGTAAATTTGTTGGCGGAGCACCAGTTGGTGTAGAAAATAAACAAACCGCAATATTGGTACAATATGGATCAAGTAGTTTTGCAAATACATTTTATGTATCCAGTAGCGGTGATATGCGTGCGTATGGATCTATCAGTGGTAGCAAGATGTATTCATATGGAAGTATCAAAGTTGATAATGGTTCGTATATTTCCAAAACAGATAGTGCTATTATAACTGGATCTTTTAAAGGCAATTATCAAAAAGATTATACAACTGTAAGTGCTACTATTGCAGCTGCAACAACTAATTTGAGTTTTGATGATTATGATATGATTTATCTAACGGCTACAGCCGCTCAAACATTTAATGTAAATCTCACACAGAAGAAAGTGTGTTATTTATATTTCTATAATAATAGTGGCGGTACATCATTTATCTGGCAAACCGGTACTACCAATTCTTTAAAGTGGCCAAGTGGTGCAGCGTCAAATCCATCAAATGGATCCAGAGATCTATATTCCATCATATTGATGGGCAGTGAAATTCTTATAAATAAGATCGCAGCTTCTTACTCTTAATACTTTATATTTATAAAATATGTCAACGCCGTGTAACAGTTTAAATGTTCAATTAATAAAAGTCAGTGATCTTGCGAGCTATAATAATATAAAAGCCGCAGACCAATTGATGCTTATTGAAAATACAGGTGGTTCAAAATATTCTAGAAAATCCACTTTATCAGATTTAAAAGATTATGTTAATTCAGATGGTATATCTGGTTATACAACGTCTTTATTTAACACCACAACAGACTTGAATAATATTTATACATATTCGTTGGGAAATGTATTTTCTTTTTCGCATGGTTTTTCTTCAACACCATCTTTAGTAAGAGTAGTTTTACAATGCGCAGCTAATGATGGTAGATTTGTTATAAACCAAGAAGTTGATGTAACTTCATTTTTTAATAATGAAACAAAACCAATATGTAGTGTTGTTTCACGTTCAAGTAATATATTAGTAATAGTACCCACTTTCACTAGTATTACCACATATGATTACAATAGTAGTACTAGTGTAATATCGCAATATAACATCGATACGTCAAAGTGGTATATTAAAATTTACGCCTGGAAGTAATTATGTCAACTACCTGCAATTTAATACAACAAATAAAAGTTAGTGATCTTGTAAGATACAACACATTAACAGCTAAGGATTTAATTTTAACAATTGAATCTGGATCATCCAATAACTTGTACTCTCGAAAAAGTACATTTGGCGATATAGTTACATTTTTATCAGATGTTACGGGATCTTACACAGGAAGTTTTTCTGGATCCGCAAAAACATTAAAAGGTATTTTTACTGGTAGTTTTACAGGCAGTTTTAAAGGAAAACATTCAGGTAGTTTTAGTGGAAATTTTAATGGCCGTAATACAGGTAGTTTCACAGGCAGTTTTAAAGGATTAACTACAGGTAAATCCCAAACATCTGGATCGTTGAGTGGTAGTTTTAACGGTTACATATTAACTAAAAAAGCAAATGCTAGTGGTAGTTTTAGTGGAAGTTTGTATGGAACTATAATTAGTAAAAATTCAAAACTAACAGGTAGTTTCAGTGGAATTTCAAAAGGACAATTTTCAGGAAGTGTTTCAGCTAGTATAAAAGGTTACATCAGCGCTTCAAATCATTATAATGCCAATAGAAAAGTAGCATTTTATGGCACAGCTAGTTGTGCTAAAACCGCATCTTATTCTTTAAATTCAGGTGGAAATATAACAGGTACAGGTACTACAAATCAATTTTCATATTGGTCAGGAACAAGTGCATTGGGTTCTACTAATTATCTTGTAAGAAATAGTACTATTAATAATTTAGGTAGTATGGCAGCTGGCAGAGTAACTGCGAATAATCCTCTGCAATTTTCTACTGCTGGCGAACAAATTATTCAACATTCGGCATCTGGACAATCGGTCTCTGGATTAGGATTACAAACTTCTAATAATTATTTAAGAACAACTGCTAATTTTGCAATTTATTATTCAGGATCTCATATAAATACATCAGCGTTACCAGGCAAAGATGTAATTTGGCAGTCTGGTAAATCAGGATGGGGAATATTAGGCGCAAGACAAAGACTATTAAGTGTGGGTAACATAGTAAGTTCTGATAATGTAAATGCTCAATTACATTTACATTTAAGTGGATCCACTGGTTGGCCAACAGGTTACAACCCAAATACCAATGTATTTCTAATTACATCAGGTAGCAATCAAACAAAATTGTTACGTGTAAGTGGCAGTGGTCAATTGGACGTGAGAGGTGATATAGTTGCACTTTCAACATTCGCTTCGTCCGATATAAGACTCAAAGACAATATCAAAACTATAGAAAATGCTTTATCTAAAGTTAATCAAATACGTCCAATAGAATTTAATTGGAAGTCAAATGGAAAACAAGACTTTGGTGTTATTGCTCAACAAATTGAAGAATTGTATCCTGATTTAGTAACTGAAAATCTTGAAGGATATAAAGTTGTAAAATATAATCCACTTATCGCATTGTTATTAAAATCTATTCAAGAACTACACAAAGAAGTTCAAGAACTAAAAAATAAGATCGAATCTTAATATATATAGGATATATGCCTGTCAATATATTAAACAGATCTGGTCCATTGAGTTTCAAAAGTGAAACAAATAATAGCGAAAATCTTTCGATCAACAGTTTATTAAGCAACGTTTATAATCCAGGCTCAAATAATTTTTCTATATCGCAAAGTTATTACCAATTGCAAAATAGAATTGGCAATTCAAACTCTGATTCAAGTACGATTAATATTACAAAACCTTTAGGAGTTGGATTCATAAATAAAGACAATCGGCGACCAATAAAGTTTAGTGAATTTTATGGTGCTTCTTATATAAGTAGTTCTTTCAGTGTAGCTGCTTCTACTGGTGTCGCTACTGTTAAAATTTACTCGCCAAGTGTAGTACAAAATAATAACTTTTTGACTAATAATATACAAGACAAAGTTTATCAATACACACTATATTCTAAGTCAGATGTCGTTACACCTATTGTAGATTCTGGGTGGAATAAGATGTTTTCTTACGCTAAATCAGGTGATAACATTGAATCATTTTATAATTTAGTTAATACAAACGCATATAAATTGGTTTGTAAGGATTGTTTGTCAAATGCGTTTACATCTAGTATGTTTATAGGCACTTGTACAAGTACGGTTATTGATAATACAACCTATACATACACAATATCCGATGTAGATTTACCTACAGCAAGTTCTTTGTTGTTCCAGAAAATAAATAATGATAAAACTACCAATGGGTATACGAATACAAAGATAACAGATTTGTCTACCACATTGAATAACTTAAATAGTTTATTGCCGAATCCAAACATTACAACTTATAAATCGAGTGGACAACTTTTGCCAGTTATATCATATAAAGACAATTTAGGATATACTAGAACGTTGACCTTCGCTGGATTGATTTTACAAAAATCAACCACCCCTGATGGTCCACTTGGATATTTTTATACTGGATTGGTAACAGCTACTAGCTTAGGCGGAACAAATCCTACATACCAATACTCGTTTGAAAATACATCAACATTTGGTCAAATTACACTTTACATTTTAGGTGATCAAGATTCAACTACCTCAACGTGTACGGCACTACCAACACTAGTTGGTAATTTTCCAACCAATATTTCATTTACAGGCCCAAGATGTGGTTACTTGGATTGCGGAGATGGTTATACTCAACCAGTTTGTAATCCAACTACAACTACACAAATAAAACACAGTGGTAGTTTCATAATGACAAATAATAACAATGCGGAGTTATTAGCTACTATCAGTCCTACTTGGACTAACTTAGATGGAACTGCTTTAAATTCGTTAATTAGTACCGTTGATTTTACTCCAACTGGGATGTTTTCTATTTCAGCTAACAGTACACGTAAAATTAACATTGGTTTTGGGATTTCTAATTATCAAAATACACTTCAGCCAAAAACCTTTACTGCTAAAGGTTCGGTTAGTCTAACCTTACCACCAGGATATTCACCGCAATCACAGAATTGTGAAATTATAGCTAGTTTTGATAAAAATTCATGCGTTATTTCTCCGGTAACACCCACTGTAGTTACGCCTGTAACAAGTAATTTAGGATGTGTAAATTACAATTCCAATATGTTGGAAAGTTGGACGCAGATAAAATCTGGTACCGTGGTAATAATTGCCTATAAAACTGGTACATCGGCTGATAAAACTTTTGCGAAGGCGGTTGTCAATGCTTTACCAAATACAGAATGTACATTACCTACAACTATATCCCAAGATGGATATACCATTAATATTTCTTGGACAGTAGATCCAGCTGGCGATCAGTCATATGATTGTACATCTGGACAATTTTCAGGCACTTATACAGTTGTAACAAGCAATGCTATATTAGGAAATGCAAAGTTTTATATCTTATTTTTGAGAAGAAATAATAATAATCCAAATGCTGAAAATTACATCAATTTATGCCAAACAGGCGGAGTTTCGTCTGTTGGATAAAAAATATTGACATTTTTCAGAAGTTCGTTTATATATATTTTTAGATAGTACGTGTGTATTATCTACTATAGTGCTCGAGTGAGGCTATTAGGTTAATAAGTTCAATTGAATTATTAAAAGAAAGGTAAATATATGTCAGTAATTAAATATAGTCCGTTTGCATTACGTCACGTTGATCGTGATGAGTTTTTAACGCCATTTGACCGTGTATTCGATGAAGTATTCGCGGCACATTTCCCAGAATTAAATAAAGAATTGGGAGTTGGTTTCTTTGAAAAACAAAGTTATCCACGTGTAGACGTTGTTGATTACAATGATCGAGTGGAAATTCTAGCAGAGATTCCTGGTCTCTCTAAAGAAGATGTTTCAGTTGATGTACAAGAAAATGTTCTTACTATTAGTGGTCAAAAGATTAAAAAGATTGATGATAGGGAATTTACAGGAAAGTATATTCGTAGAGAATTAAAACATAGCAATTTCAAACGAAGTTTTACATTAGGTGATCAAATTGATCGCAGAAATCCATCCGCAAAATTTGAAAATGGGTTGTTAAAGGTTACATTGTCAAAGATCAAACCTACAATTCCAGAAACCAAAAAAATAAAGATTGAGTAATATTCATATTCAATCAAGGTTATATTAAACCCCGTTCATTTAATTGGATGGGGTTTTTATTTTGTAGATATTTATAGATATGATACAGTTTAAACATTTGGTAATATTCACATCACTTTTAATCGCTGGATGTGCTGCTTATTTTAGCGTATATGGTATAGGATTATTATTTTCAGGCGCAACGATTGCTGTTATGATAATGGCATCCTCTTTAGAACTGGGTAAATTGGTAACAACATCTTGGTTATTTAGATATTGGAACTATGCTAATATTCTAATGAAAATCTATATGATAACCGCCGTATTCGCATTGATGGCTATAACATCATTGGGTATATTTGGGTTTTTAACGGCGGCTTTTCAAAAATCATCTTTGGAAACTGAATTGTCATTGAATAAAATTTCAACATTAGAATCTCAAAAAAAAGAAGAGATTGGTAAAATTGAGTCTACAAAAAAATCTATAGAAAAATTGTATACGTTAAGAAGTAGTCAAGAAAATAGATTAAATGAAGTGCTTACAAATGTACTAATTGCTCGTAATCCAATTCAATTACAAAATATTCAAAATCAAATCAACGATCAAATTACAGATCTCAATAAACAGTTAGAAAACGAAAATGATAAAATCAAAACCTATAGTGCTAAATCAACAGCTGTGGATGATGATATTTTCAAGTTAAAGGTAGATAACAGTCAGAAGAAAGATATTATAACGTTTAAATTTGTTGCTGATCAATTTGATACAACGATCCAAAACGTAGTAAAGTGGTTTATTGTAGTACTTATTACGGTATTTGATCCACTTGCTGTTGTATTATTATTGGCATATAATATAAGCACAAATAAAGTTTATTCAGAAAATGACAAAAATTATGAATTATACAAAAAACAAGAAAAACCCACAGATGAGTCCGCCGACAAACCAACACATTCAACAGTTGAGCGCATAGTTGAAAAGCCTGTTGAGGTTGAAAAAATAGTTGAACGTATAGTGGAAAAGCCTGTTGAGGTTGAAAAAATAGTTGAACGTATAGTGGAAAAGCCTGTTGAGGTTGAAAAAATAGTTGAGCGAAAAGGTAAAACAGGATTAAGAGGTATGTTTAGTTTTTAATATTAAAATAATTTTTTTATCAATTTGTCACGGTTACATATATATGTAATTATACGCATGGATGAAACTGAACTTAAAGAATTGTATAGGCTGATCAAAAGATCATACGACGAATCGTGTTGGAAAACATTGAATGACGCTTTAGACTATATATCGGAATTTGTGGAAGTGGACGACGAACTACCTACAGACAATGATTGAAATTTTGTTATTAATATTACTGTTTATATCAGTAGCAGTTAATGTGTTTTTATTAATCACATCGAAAAAGTTATTTAACCAGATTGACATTTTGGAAGACTGGATAATAAACTTTAAAAAATCGGTAGAAAATACTTATAATAAATTGAAAGCTATTGATAACCGTGGTATCTTTGAAAAAGATGACGACGTTGGTTTTCTCTTTTCCGATTTAAAACAAACAATGGAAACTTTGAATAAAAAAGTAAAAGAAGAAGAAACCGATAACGTTTGATATTATTACTTGAATGAAACAAACAAAAAAAAGTAAAGTTGTAAATAAAAAAACGACTAAAGTAGTAGCAGATAAAAAACGTAAAATTACTTCTATGGTAAATAGTGTTAACAAAAAAATCAAAAAACCAACCAAAATAACATCTTTTAAAAAAGTAGTTACACACCAACCGCCTAAAAAAAATAATAAAGTAAAATTAGATATTACATACGAATCTAAAAACTTATCTGAAATTAATGTTCCAAGAAATATTACCAGTAAAGATATAATAGTAATTAATGATCTAAACGCTATTAATAAAGAAGTAGAAGAATTAACAGATGTTAGAAAAAAACGACGTGGTAGAAACAAAAAAGAAAAGATTTATTTTTCTAAAAAGACTGAGGAAGCAATTATTGAGTATAATTTAGCAACAGATATGGTAATAAGAAACGAAATATATGAAAATCGTATAAAGTATAGTTTTGATAAATTAGTTGAAAACATATTCAATACATTCAAATTTACTTATTTTGATAATAGTCCATTAGAAATTCAAAAAGAAACTGTAACGCATTTAGTTTCTAATATGCATAAATTTGAAGCGGGTAAAGGCAAAGCTTTTAGTTATTTCAGTATTGTTGCTAAAAACTATTTGATATTTCATAATAATAACAATTATAAACGATTCAATCAACATGTAGACATCAGTGACACGCCAGGTGACGACTGCGTTTGTTTGCAAACAGAAGATGCACATCATAAGACTATTCAAACACAAGAGTTTATGAAATTGTTAATTAACTATTGGGAAAAAAATCTAACAAAGATATTTACCAAACAAAAAGATCTTAATATAGCATATGCAGTAATCGAATTATTTCGTAGTAGTGATAGAATAGAAAATTTTAATAAAAAAACACTGTACTTATATATAAGAGAATTAAGTAATTGCAAAACACAACAAATTACTAAAATCATTAATAAGATGAAATCATATCAAAATGTAGTTATGAAAAATTACGCAGACAGCGGTAAAGTATAACACAAAACAAAACAAATAAACCACTCCAAATGGAGTGGTTTTTCTATTTATAGATATATGGACTTAAATTTTGAAATTTACAAAGGAAAGAATTTTTCGGGTCTTTGTAAGGATATAGTGAAAAATTCAGAGAATAAAAAAGATCAAATCGATATATTAATATCGGAGTTACGGAGTTTGATCAAAACCATCAATGATGCTACCATCATAGTTCCTATGATTAAAGATTACTATGATGTAGGAATTAAAAACGATGAACAGTTAGTTAAGTTAGCGTCTGTTGTACAACGTTTGGTGGCTAAAGGTGAAGCTAGCGGCGAAGGTTCTTCTATGATATTAAGTGAAGACGAACGTAAACAATTGATGGAGGAAGTTATAACAATCAGTAAAGGCGAATAATATGGTAAGCACAGACGTATCCAAATCAAATAAATCACCACAGTTAAATGATCAACAAATAAAAGATTTGGTTGATATTCGCTCACCCATACAACTTGCTGTCGTAGTCGATATAATTTTTGACGAAACTCATATAAAATTACAAGATGCGTATAAACAAAAAATAAATCCGCAAACGGTTCCGCTTAATTATAAGAATGAACCAGCAAATGAAAACGATGTGGATTTTTCTTATATTGGACGTGCTAAAGTAAGAATATTATCACAAGAAAAAAAATCATCGGTTGAAAAATTACCTTGGGCTATACCACTTGAACAAACTATAACACAATATCCACTGGTTAATGAATTGGTATTGGTGCAAAAGGTTGGAAACAATTATTATTATAGTAAACCATTAAACAAATTCAACTTCCCCAATAATATTGATTATACAGTTGAAACAGTATATAGCGAAGATGGAACGCCGGCTGTCCCTTTTTATTTTGATGGTAATAGAGCCACTTATACATCCGCTCCAATTTATTCGAAGTATAATAATATAGGATATGTAGGACAATATTTCATTTCAAATCCATTTATACGATTGGTCAAGAAAAATGAAGGGGATACTATAATAGAAAGTAGATTTGGTCAGTCAATTAGATTTAGTGCATATGATGATAATAGACAAAATGATAAAGGTGTATATTCATCTTACGATTTGAATGGTAATTTATTGAAAGACTCAATCGGCGGTGGATATGGTAATCCTAAACTTACTATTAGAAATAGACAACGAAATATTGCTTTGGATGAACCACAACAATTACATCCTAAGTTGCCACCTATTCGTAAAATTACACCGGTTGAAAAGAATTTTGGCGGACAAATACCAGAAGATATTAACAACGACGGGTCCACTATTCAGCTAACAAGTGGCAAAACATCAAGTGAATGGAAAACTACAGTTTATAAAAGTATATTTGGTATAACGTCAAATGGAGAGTCAACAGAAGAACAAATAAGATTCAATCCAAAAGGTTCGACATCATTTAAGTTTCCAACTTTAAACAGCGATCAAATTGTAATAAATACAGATAGATTGGTACTAAGTAGTAGATTCGCAGAAACATTACATTTTAGTAAAAAACGGTATGCCATAACTACTGATAGTGAATATACAGTGGATGCTAATGATAATGTAGTTATAACTACAAATAATACCGCTTGTATTAATGCGCCACAAATATTTTTGGGACAATATGGAGAAACAAATGAACCAGCATTGTTAGGTCAAACAACTGTAGATTGGATGTATGATCTTTGTAATTGGTTATTGGACCACGTTCATTGGTCTCATCATGTGCATCCACATCCACATACACATCCTAGATCAGGAAATGCAACTCCAGAGAATACAAGAGATGCTAATCCAGATCAAACACAAATACCAGTACAACAAATTAAACTACAATTATTAAGAGATAATTTACACAAGACACTAAGTAGACGTGTATTTGTTACCGGAGGCGGATATGCGCCTGGTAGCAATGGAGTTAAACCAGCTGGTAGTGGCGGAGAGTGTAAAGATCCAATAAAAATTAATACTGTTACAGGCGCTGGAGTTGTAGGGGATTTCAAAGGTAGAAATCGTCGAGAAGGGCCAGTACAAGTCGAATTTGAATTTCAGAATTAAATACCATGAGCAATTATTATGTATCTTATAAACAAGTAGTGTCTTGGAATGGCACGGTATTTAATGCTAATCAATATAGAAAAGCAATAAATGCTTTTTATTCTAAAATTGATCTAGTTAATCCAAATTTAAAAACTGATCAATCAGCTTCATCTGTATTTGATGTACCCATAAGAAATCTATCACCTGATGCATCTTTTCCAAGTGAATGGAGTTTTGATTTAAATGGAAACTTTTCAACAACAGTCCGAGATGAAGTATCTGGTCTTTTTAGAGCATTTTTAGTTTTGAGCGGAGATGTTAAAGTTCCAAGAATAACGTCAACTGGTAAAACTTTACGAGTAATTATAGCTGCTGCCAATAAAAGTTTAATTGCTATAGGTAAAACTCCTGAAGAAGCTTTTAATTATGCATTTAAAGAAGCAAGAGAATCTCTTTTACGAACACTAGCAGATCAAATTAATGTGTCGGGTAGGGGAATTAAAGTAGAAATACAAGATCCATTTACCGATCCAGATCCAGCGTTGCCTGGTCCGCCTACACAAACGATATCAGGAGTTGCCAATAAAGCTCCTTTGGTAGACAATCCTAACATAAAACTCCCCACCCAAGAAGCAAAGGGGTTAGACGCGAATGTAGCGCAACAAGCAGCTTCAAAAACCCAGGGCGCTACAAGTAATACTACGTCTGAAGTTCAAGGTGCCGCCGATAAAGCACAAAGCGCATTTGGTAAACCGGATGGATTGGGTAAGGATTGGTCGCCTGATAAGTTTAGTCCTGAATCTATAGCTGGAAATGAAAAAATTGTAAATGCTAAAACAGGTATAATTGAATCCACGTCCAAATTAGCTAAAGGGTTAAAAGGTGGATTGTTAGGTGGTGCTCTTGGTGCTGGAGTAGGGGCCTTAGCTGGAGGCGGTAAAGGAGCATTAATAGGCGGATTGAGTGGTACAGCACTTGGTGCCGGATTATCTGTTGGTGGTGTAACAGGAGCAGCATTAGCCGGTGGTGGATTAGGAGCCGGAATAGGTGGAATAGTTGGGGGTGGAAAAGGTGCTTTAATTGGAGCTGTATCAGGAGGAGCAGTTGGTGCAGCTGCTGCTAAATTAGCAAGTGTTAAAAAAGGAATGCCTAAACCAAATATACCAAAACCACCCAGTACACCCCGTATCAAGACTATCAAGATACCCAGACCATCTGATACAAAAGGCGCACAAGCATTATTAAATTTACCTAAATCTCGTTTGGGTTAATAATTATATATAATAATATGAAAATAGATATATTAAAAGAATTCATTAAGAAAACAGTACAACAAGAGGTACGAAACGTAGTACAATCTGAACTTAAACTTCAATTGGCAGAAATATTCTCTAAAGAAGTTATTCAATCCAAGAAAAAATCATCTGATTCTGATTTAGAACAACAAATTCTAAAAGAATTGGATGTGATGAATGAATCTGCGGTTGTTGAGGAACCAGTTAAACCCACGAAAAAGTTTGTAAAGTATACCAGTAACCCAATGTTGAATGATATTTTAAACCAAACCACCGGTGGTGTGCCACAAGAAGGCAGTATGGTTAGTATGATGGGTGGATATGGAAACAGTACACAAGAAGTTATTACAGAAACCAAAGTGCCTGAAAATGCTCCTGCTCCTGTAAAAGGCGTTTATTCAGCGATAAACAGAGATTATCGTGCTTTACTAAAAGCAGTGGATAGTAAAAAGTCTAAGGTTTAATTATGGCTAAAAAAGCACTAGGACTTAAAATACCGTTTAGATTGGGTCAAGATGGTTATTTTGAAACAAATACTGATACTATTTCACAAGTTTCTAGTAATATACGGAATCTTTTATTAACCAAACCTGGAGAACGTAGGTTTAATAATGCATTTGGTTCTTCATTATATAAAGTGTTGTTTGATCAAAATGAATTGGGTGAAATGTTGCCGATGTTAGTAAATCTTATTCAAAATGATGTAAATAGATTTATGAACGGTATAATAGTTGAAGACGTTAAAGTTCAATTATTGGAAAATGATGTTGTAAATAATAATTATAATAAAATATTTATAAAAGTAGCCTTTAGTTACAAAGAATTACAATCCACAACTGAAGTGATCATCACAAACAATAATATATAATGCAACAATTAATTAACAAAACCTTCAAGGCTAATACAAAAGACGTTTTGTATTTAAATCGTGATTTTACTTCTTTAAAACAACAACTAATTGATTTCACTAAACAGTATTATCCACAAAGTTATAAAGATTTTAGTGAAAGTTCACCAGGCCAAATCTTTATCGAACAAGCGTCTTTTGTGGGAGATGTATTGTCATATTACACTGATTATCAATTTAAAGAAAGTTTTATTCAATTCGCGGGTGAACGTAAAAATATTATAAACCAAGCTCAATTTTTGGGATATAAACCAAAGGTATCTTCGGTATCATCCACTAATGTAGAATTGTTTCAATTGTTGCCCGCGACACGTACTTCGGGCGTTAATGGCGAATATGTACCTGATGAACGATACTGTTTGATTTTAAAACCATATACACAACTATCTAGTGTATCAGGTGTGTCATTTATAGTCGAAGAAAGTGTAGATTTTAGTCAAGATACTTTATTTTCACCAAGACAAATAAGTGTTTACAATCGTGATAATACAGGAGCACCATTATTTTACCTGATAAAGAAATCCACACAATGTTATTCTGGTAGAATAACAACAAAAACATTTAGTGTTGGCGATCCACAATCATTTTTAAAAATAAAGTTAGATGAAACTAATGTGGTTAAAATAATAAGTGTGGTGGATTCTAATGGCAACAATTACTATGAAACACAGTATCTAGCACAAGATACAATTCCACTATTGATTGATAATGTACCTCTTACCAATCAAACGTTATCACCATATAGAAATGAAACTCCTAAGATTTTAAAGTATCTAAGAACCGAACGTAGATTTATTACAACGGTAGATCAGAATAATTTTACTTATATTCAATTTGGGGCGAATACAGAAAATTACGAAAATACAGTTATTATACCAAATCCAACTAATGTTGGTGTAGCTTTATCCAATTTAAAGAATCTAAATATATCTTTAGACGGTACAAATGTATTAAAGGCCAATTCATACGGTGTGTCTCCATCAAATACAACATTGACAGTTAATTATGTTGTTGGTGGTGGTTTAGATTCAAATGTAAATTCCGATGAAATAAATAAGATTGCTAGTACGGATTATTTAAATGACGTGACCAGTTTAACTGATAGCGAAGTGATTCTATTAAACAATTTTAAAAATTCATTGAGAGTAAATAATCCACTTTCATCAACTGGTGGTAATGACGCGGATACAAATGAGGAAATACGACAAAATGCTATATTAAACTTTTCCGCTCAAAATAGAATGGTTACTTCCGATGATATTCTACTAAGAGTATATTCATTGCCATCTTATTTAGGTAATATTTCAAAAGCATATGTTGAAAGCAATTCAAATAGACGAGTTCAATATAACCAATTAATAAAAGGCGTAATAACCGAAGACGGAAATGAAACATTAGATTTAAATCCATTAAATCCACTAGATAGAAGAAAGTTTTTGGAATCGAGTAATCCATTTACAAACAATCTTTATTTGTTAGGGTATGATGTTAATAAAAATTTGACAACATTGAATCCAGCTACGTTACAAAATTTAATAAGTTATCTAAATAATTTCAAAATACTCACGGACAAAATCAATATTATTGATGGTTATATTATCAATTTAGGATTCGATTTTAAAATTACAGTATTCACTGGCTTTAATAAACGAGATGTATTAAACAATTGTATTCAATCTGTAAAAAACTATTTGAATATTGATAATATTAGTTTTAACCAACCGATAAATCTCAGTCAACTCAATTTTGAAATAATGAAAAACGAAGGGGTCCAATCTGTAATTGAGTTGAAGATTAAGAATTTAACAATTGATGATGGTAATTATTCACCTATAGCATATAATGTAAGTATTGCTACACAAAATAATATTCTCTATCCATCAAAAGACCCATCAGTATTTGAAATTAAATATCCCGACAACGATATAAAAGGATTGGTAGTATAATATGCATATTTTCATTTATCCATCTCAAGACACTTATATTAACAATTCCAACAAATTCCAAAACAAAAATTTTGGAATAGACGAGGTGTTAGAAGTATATGCGTCGAACACAGGCAAAAAAACTGTGTACACAGATCCAAATTGGCACACTGCACCTCTTACCGCCTCTTCATATGGTAATAATGGATGGTTGTCATACACCACGTCTTCACTGTTCATTTATTCTGGTAGTAAGTGGTATGCTTTTAATCTTACATCTTCTGTAATACCAAATACATCATTTATTGCTAATTTTACAGGTAGATTATCTAATGTAACTACTAACCCAAAAAAACCACTTTATATTTCTGGATCGGCAAATTATGCATCCGGATCATTTTCAGGTAGTATGAATATAACTAGTTACTCATTCTTTACAGGAAGTTGGAGTACAGGTAGTTTTTCTGGCTCTGTGAGAGTTGGTAGTTTTTTTACAAAATTAAAAGTAAACAAACGGACATATACAACAAGTCCATTAACTTCGTCTTTGACAGGTACAGGAAGCTTTAAAAATTTAAGAGGGAAACTATTAGGAAAATCAAACACAGGCATACCGTGTAGCTCCAGTTTTTATTCGCCGGTAAGAGCTTTTAATTCAGGATCATTTACAGGAAGTTTTAGTGGTTCTAATTCTAAGTTGTATATAGAAACTTTAACTTCCAGTAAATTGTATTACACAGATGTCACAAATTTTGCCGGTTATTTCAAAGGTAAATATAGTGGGTCTTTTAAAGCTCCTTCGACAGCTATATACTTAAACTATCCAGAGTTTAGTAGAACATTAATTAAGTTTGACTTAAACACATTAAGTCAGTCTATTTCTACGAATGAAATTAGCAGTTCAAAGTTAAAATTTACACTCAATTTAAAAGCATGCGGTATGAGAAATCTTCCGCTAAATTACTCTATATATGCTTATCCAATAAGTCAAAGTTGGGAAAATGGAAACGGTAGATATGCAGACGATGGTTCTCAACTAGGAGCTACTTGGAACAATAGAAGTTACTCAGGTAGTAATTTATGGTATGGTAATAAAATAACAAATAGTTATCAACAAGTAAATTATCTATTAACATCTTCATATTCAAGTGCTAGTTTTCAAAATCAAGGCGGTACTTGGTATTATAAAGTTCCAACTTCTTATACAAACAAACCAAAATGGATTTGCAACTCCACTTCGTTTCCATCATTGGTCAACAACGGATTGATTTGTAGTCAGTCATTCAGTTATGGTAATCAAAGTGATATATCAATGGATATAACACAGATTGTCCGTTCTTGGCTATGTGGTTGTATTCCAAATCAGGGACTTATGTTATTGAGTTCATTTGAAATAAGTACGCCTCCTCTTCAACCAACCAATGGATTGTTACAGTTCTTCAGTAAAGATACCAATACTATTTATAGTCCATATATCGATGTCGGATGGAATGATACTGTATTTAGCACAGGCAGTTTAAAACCGGTGTCATCTTCTATACAAAATCTAATTACCTTGCAGTCATTAAACAGTGCATATAAAGCTGGTAGTGTTGCTAAAATATTTGTTTTTGCAAGAGATAAATATCCTTTAAAGACATTTAATAAATCATATCAACAACCCGCGATGGTCACTCCTAAGTATTTACCAACTTCTTCCTATTATATGGTAAAAGATGCTGAATCCGAAGAGGTTTTAATTAATTTTGACGATTATACTAAATTAAGTTGCGATGCTTCATATGGTAATTATTTTAAATTAAATACTAGCGGATTACCGCAAGAACGTTATTTAACAGTATTTATTAAGGTAGAGTACAAAGATGGAACAGTTGACATCGTTGATACTGGGAAAATATTTAAAATAACTCGTTAGTATGGCAAATATACCATTAGTATATAACGTATCATTAAGTGATATACAAACATTTAAAGACTTCGGTACATTTCAAAATAACTTTGATAATTTTGGAAATGACCAATTAGTTTACAATATATCACAATCATTTGATGGTAAATTTAATTATATTAAATTGCCAATTAAAAGTTTTTTATATAATGAAAACAAAATTGCCGATACATCGACAGTAGAATTCACTGAATTACAAACAACCGCTGTCGAAGAAAAGAGAAATTTGACAGATGTTATAATTCAATATAATAATCTGATCGAAGAAAATAGAATCTTAAATCAAACGGTAAATAGCTTGGTGGAAAAATATGAAAATAACGATGACAAACAAGTTATTGCGGCTATGAAAAACGAAATTATTGGTTTGCGAATCAAATTGGGACAAGGAACTGTACTTTCCGATTTTGGCGACGACTATCCATTTTTACCATTAACTTCTTAATATGCCTTACGACTATTTGACAATAAACGATAATGATTTGAATAAGGGTATTACAAGTGCATCTTATTTCAATGCCAATTTGCAGTCTTTGTACGAACAACAAGTTGTAAGTAATGATGTATTTTATGGAGAATCCGACGACGACTTGTTTGAATTTACTCTTTATAATAATAATCAACAACTTGTAAGTTTTAACAGAGTAATTCCATCCGTTACATATTCCATATTACAAGGAAGTTATAGAGATATAAATAATGAGTTGAGATCGTATCAATTCGCAAATCCATTTACAAATATTGTATCTCACAAAAATGATATTTTATTACACCCACAATTTGATTTAAATGCTAGTGGAGTTGGTCCAGGTTTGTATTACTTGTTGTATAATCCAGTTAGAAATATAGCCGGCAATCCGACAAATAAATTGGTTATAAAAGAGATATCTCCAAGTAGAACTGAAATACGGTTATCTTATGCATTTGACACAACTAAAAATGAATCATCTAGGTTAGATGCGGTTAAGATAAGATCATTTGCTGATAAAAAATATTTGTTATTGAGAATATATCAAGATTTAATTGATATTATTAAAAACAATCCAATCGAACAAGACTTTCTGTTAAATAAAAATAAGTATAATTATACAGATATTTGTTTGAAGTTAGGTCTAAAAAGTGAAGCTGAATTGCAGGAATTTATAACATCAACATACGTTGGATATAATTCTGTAATTAAATTAAATAGTGATACTGATACTACGATTTTACAGACAAGTAAATTTTCAGGTGTACAGGAACAAATTAACAATTTTATATACACATATAACAATGTAGAATTTACCAATCAAGAAATATTAGAGTCTTTCAGAATCATCACATTAAAAGTATCACAAGATAGAGTATTACAAAAAAGTTCTATAAATGATATCGATTTACAAAATATATTGGGATTATTTGAACAAACGATTTATACCGATTGGATATTGCCGAATGTAACTAATTTATTAGAAAATTATAGAACAAAATATTATGGTTATTATAAGAACGCATTGAATTTTGACAATGGAAATTTAATAAAAATTCTAGATCATACAAATTATTTAAATTCAATAGATGATACTTTTAACATACAAGTAAAATTAGATGCTCCATTACCTTTACAATATAATATAAAATCGACATGTTGGATATCAAACATATCAATTGCTCCAATTTATTTTAAAGTTAACTTATTTACTTCGAAGATATCAAGAAAAGTATTTTTAAACGATATAAATTTTGATGTTCAAGTTAATACGTCGCATCCATCTACAGAAAGATATCAAAGTAATGACGCGTTTACTCTGGACAAAGCAACAGTAAGATTAAAAGAAAAGTATAATGATTTGTATATAGATTATACAGATTTCAACAATTTTATTAATTATTCATCAGCTGAATTACGTACTAAAATTGCTAAGAATAAAATCAAAGATTATAATCAACTTGAGTCCGTTAAGAAATCGACTATTAATTCCGCAACAAATACAAGTGCGACAATTTCATCTTCTTATAGTCAGTTGGTTAATCAGAAGACATCTCAACAAATCACATTGCTGGATACATTTGATGAATACGAATCCTATTTGTTTTTTAATTCATCCAGTATAGACAACAAAATCGATGAGGCTATTACATATGATTCGGATAACTATAATAGTTTGGTATATCAACTTCCTGAATATGTAAAGGATGACTCCGATTCAGCGGATTACATAAAATTCACCGCAATGACCGGACATTTTTTTGATAATATATTAGTCTTTATCAAGAAGTTTCCTAAAACATATCCTATTTCTAACAATGATTCAAGTTACTATCCAAAGAATTATATAGATGAATTATTGAACAGTTTTAATTGGAACGTTGACATTGACAAATTTTCTCAAAGTGATTTAAATCAATTATATTTAAATAATCAAGAAATTTCAGGTTACAACTCCGCTTCTTATTTCGATTATACAAAATCAATTTTAAATCGATTTGCAAATAACATTTCATCTGTATATAAATCCAAGGGTACTATCAATTCATTTGAAATGATACGTACTATGTTTGGCATTCCATCTGGATTAATATCTACCAGAGAGTATGGAAGTGCTGACGCTTTTTCCAATCGTGATAATTACTTCGTATACGATGATATTATTTATATGACAGATTTCAAGGAAAATAATTTCTTGAATTTTCAACATACTAGTAGTGATTTTATTTATACCACTAGTAGCTACTACGCATCTGGATCCAATATTAATACATTCACCAGTAGCACCGAATACACATCAAAATTTAATGGTATATCTACAATTGAATTTTCTTTTAGATTTAAATCGACTAATTATAACTTCGACGACAAGATACAATTGATGTCGAAATATAGAAATAAAAAGTCTGATTGGAATTTATTTATAAAAAAATCAAAGCAAGTTAACAGTGGTCAATTAGTATTTGAAATACATCCATATGAATTGGGTAACACCACGTCTAGTTTGATATTAAATGAAATACCATTATTAAACGGCGGCATTTTCACTGCTATGTTAAAGCGTGAGCCTGTTCTTGGAGATTTCGATAAGTTGCGGGTTCGTTCAATTAAAACCACTAATGAAGATACTCCTTTTATTATAGAAGACGACGGTGATTTTGTGATAGAAGACGATGGCGATTATGTCACATTAGCATCTCAAAAAACAATATTAACAGCTTCTTATTTTATTAATTCGACAAATGAATTTATTCCATACATATACAGTCTATCCATTAATCAATATGATGGAAGCGTTAAGAATTTCTCATCAACAAAGCGTAAACTTATAAATTATAATACAAACAAGAAGTTTTCATCGGGTAGTTATTATATAGGTAATTATTCGTCTTCTGTTTCTTTTATAGGAAATTTGGATAAAATCAAAATTTTAAAAGAACCACTTAATAATGAATATTTCGATGAACATTCTTATAATTTAGATTCGATATCAATACCAAATAAAGAAAATGTTTATTCTAATTTGTTTTATTTATGGAGTTTCGACACGCCTGTAGATTTGTATTCATCTACATCGATTAGTACAACCGTACATAATCAAAATATTTATTATAATACGCAATTCTTTGCTTATAATTTTGGACAAACAGAAAAGTATTATAGCTATCCAACTTGTTCGAATGTAATGATTACTCAGTTCCCATATCAATTTGATAAAATCGATCTTAAACAAACTATAAACACCAATAACTTTGGACCAAATTTCAAAATTAATGGTAAAATAAACAAAATAACCGAAACAGCTTTGTCTAATTTAACGCCGTATGATTATTCGACGAGAATTCAAGACAGTTTAGGTGACGATTCTATCTTATCAGGATTTTTTATAAGTCCATATAACTATTTAAATCAAAAAATAGAGAATTTTATAGGTTTGGATGGTATAGCCGATATTATAGGTGAACCTCAAAATTTAAACAAACAAAATTATGATGGATTGACTAAATTACAACGTGAATTCGGCGAAATAAATGAAAAATATATATACCCACAAGAATTTTATAGTACATATAAATTCTACATTGATTTTTCTATATTTGATGTTGTAAAAAATTTAAAACCGTCTAGATCTAATTTATTGACAGGCCTTGTATTAGAACCAAGCTTGTTTGAACGTAAAAAGTTTAACTACAGAGATGTGGAATTTTTAACAAATAACGAATTTGACATATACTTTAATAACAAGACAACATTTACATCTTCTTTATTAAATACGGTTGATATTGCAAACTTCGCTATAGTAACTAGTTCTAACGTTAATAATATTACCAGAGATGAAAATACTTATAATTACTCTCGTCTAGAAATTAAAGACACAATCGACGACCGTGATTTTATTTATGCAAAGTATGGAAAATATGTATATATTGATTCAAATGGATATAATGTACGAGACACAGTTAATGTAGGCAAAAAAGATTATTATCAATCTGTTAATAATGATGGATTTTTAGTAACATTTACTTCTTCATTTGACGAAGTTCAAGTTATTGGTTCTGGGTCGGGATATTCTGTAGGTTCATCTGGCATCTCAGGTACATCCGGCATCTCAGGTACGTCCGGTACATCCGGTACATCCGGCACATCCGGCACATCCGGCACGTCGGATTATATAGGATTTAATGTTCAAGTTACCGGAAGTAAGTACCTGAAAAACTACTATAAAGGCGTATTTAATACAGGATATTCTAATAGACATTTAAGTAAGTTTACATTTGTTGGAAGTCGAACCAAATATCAAGCGGTAAGTGGTTCTAAGACGCAACTTTTGAGTGGATTGAAGTTGAATACAAAAGGCGATATTGCATATTATACTTATATTAAAGGTAAAAATGATAAGAACAGTACTGTAAATAGAAAAGGCGTTACAAATGGAAGTTCGCCTGTTATTACCATACCAGGATTTTTAAGTTTGAATATCGAAACCAATAATGCTCCTTCATATGGTGATACAACTGGCTCAATTAGTAGTACTGACTCATTATTCATACAATTACCATTAACCGCTTCTTTACTAACCAGCGCGAGTTTGGAAAGATACATAATGAATTTATAATTCACATTTTTGAGTAAAAATTAAAACTTATCAATAATTATTATATATGGCATATTTAAATAACAACATTCTTACAGTGAATGCTGTATTGACTAAAAAAGGAAGAGAAATTCTTGCAAAAACGGGTGGGTTAAACATTACAGCGTTCGCTTTGGCTGACGATGAAATTGATTACACCCAGTTTAATCCAAATCATCCATTGGGTAGCGCGTATTACGATATAGCTATTCGTAACACTCCTATTATGGAACCGATTACCGATGAATCACAGTCAATGAAATATAAGTTAGTGACTTTGAATGACGGAATAACATCTGTACCAACTATAAGTGTAGCTCAAAGTGTAATTACTGTAGATAGAGATTACACGGGGGAAATTTTAATTAGTCCTAGTACAAACCCAACTTACAATGTTACGCTTGGATACACATCGATTTTGGCAAATAAAAATGTTGGGACATTGATTGTGACCGAAACAAATAGTTTGAATTCGACCAGTGCTACAGTTCCTACTTTTTCAGGAGATTTAACTTCACAAACTTCGCAAGTAGTAATTGGTAATAAATTCAGATTTGTACCAAACGCTGGTTTGTCTAAAACAACAACCACTAATATTACAATTATTGGCAATGAAAGTGGTGGTAATACATCCATTACAGTGACAGTTAAAGTTCCAACAACAACATAATTATGATATTTAGTACATTTAATAATGACGACATTGTAGTCGGTAGAATAAATCAAGTATCTTCCGGTTTATTTGGAACTGGTAGTTTATTTGTTAGTCAATCTACCTTTGTAACACAATCAGGTGTTACTGGTCAAGCTAATCAACTTACTGGTTCTAGTCCATATGATGTGAGAAATGGTCAATATTATCTTGATATTTACTCAGGCGGAGATTTATATTTTGATGTAGCATATGGCGATTATGCAAACAGTGGTAGTTCACGATTCGATGTGACCACTTATTCAACCCCCGTATTGACAAATGAAACGAAAGTTATCTATTCTCAATATAGAAATACCCTTTTACAACCAGGCGATACTTTATTCAGTTTTGCATCTGGAAGTGTAGATAATATAGTTGACAGTGCAGCTATTTATGTAATAAATTATGCAGCTGACAAATTTAAAGATCAAATAGACGCGGGGCAAATACAGATTTCTTTTAGTGGTTCAGTTGGTCCTAAGAAATTCACATTTATTGACGATTCACAGGTAGTGAATAAACAACAAACTTCATATAACTTAATTTCAGGTTCCATTGTAAACGGCATTGCTACGCCTTATTTGAAAAATGGATCGCCGGTTTATGCCGGTATAGGTTTGGTATATCCATCAAACGGCACCATCGTATTTAACGCAATAAATTTAGACAAACACGTTGGTATTACAGCAGGACAACAAATTTTAAATAGAGCTAATTATTCTAATAACGTAACTTCTACAAATCGAAGTGGATATTGGAAAGTATGGACAAGAGATTTTTATAATGCTCTTAGAAGATCCAAATCAACGATGGGAGTCAGAAAGTCTGAATTTGTACCGTCTACAAATTACTTTATCCGTGTAAAAAATAAAGAATTTAATTATAGCAACAATCCAACTTTTGTTTCTGATGGAACAGATGGTTTGACTAAAGGAACTATTATTTATCAAGATTTGATTAATAATCCAAGAACCTATATTACCTCGGTCGGTTTGTATAATGATAATAATGAACTATTGGCAATTGGTAAAATTAGTCAACCTACAATGAAATCTTTTGACAACGAATTATTGATTAAGGTGCGGATTGATTTCTAATATATAATAGTTTGTTTTTATTCTATTTATAATAGAATGATCAAATTTTTTAAAACACAAGACGTACTAGTAACCAGATTTACTGTTTCTAAGGAAAAGACGTTTAATAACGTTTTAAATAATCTTCTTTCTGGTATAGATGGTATCGACGATAGTATATTTCCTATACAATTGTCTTATATTGCGTGCGACAATAATAAATCAGGAAGTTGTGAAGAGATTTCATCAAATACTGCATATTTAGCAATTACACAATTTGAGGAATCCTCACAAATTGATTTTTCAGTGGGTAAATATGTAAATTCAAGTTCTGTTTTTTATCCATCATCAAGTGTTAATTGGAATCCAACGGTTAATCCTGTAAATGTTAATGGGACGTATAAAGGTCAAGTTTATAATACTGTAAATAAAATGTATTATAATAATTACAACAATAGTTACAATATATTTGGATTTGACGATTACGATCACCAACGTACTAAATTGGATTTGACTAATGATTTTTCGTTGTATAGATTATCAGTTCCACAAACTGGCGACGGCATTAAAAGAAATTCAGTTGTAATATACAATCAATCAGGAGACATCGTTTCTAACATATTAGATGATGGCAATCACAATTTGATATTAGGCGGAACTTATTTTATTAATAGTTACGAATTTACGACGGATAATGAAGATACTGTAGAAAACCAAGGTAGTTATGGTTTGGGTTATTATTTATTGAATACATAGTATGAGTTTAATTAACATATATAACGAACGATACGGATCCGCTGTTGCTACTAATGGCAGTATAATAGCAATAGGAAACCCACCAACTAAAAACTGGGATTATTCAGAGGGGTTTTCTCGCAAAGGTCAAATATTTTTAATTCGTAAAAATCAATTTCAATCAAATTATGAAGTAATTAAAACTTTAGTAAACGAAAATTTAAATTTGTTTACCCCATATTATACCGAACAAAGTAGTAGTATGGTAAATACAAGTTCTTTAATCGCTAATAGCGGTAGTTTACCAAACATAGATTCATCCTGCAGTTATTTAACAATTGAAGATCAAAGTAGATTTGTTTATCAAAGCAAATATGGAGAATCTTTAGATGTTAGTGATTATTTTCTCGCAGCGAGTGATATTTCACTAAGTCAAAGTCTTGATACTAGACATTTCTTCACACAAAATCAAGTAAATATATACGAAATAGATCCAAACTATATATATGAAAACGGACGTATAACAGATAAATCTAATGAGTTTACTAAAGAAACTACAAGTACTTATCAAATAAGCTCAACTCCAATTGCTTATTTAACATCATCCATAAATTCTCAATTTGGCAAATCTGTTAGTATTTCAAACAATTATTTAGCGGTCGGCGCGCCTGGCTATAATAATGGTAGAGGATGCGTTTATGTTTTTAAGAATGTAAATAATAACTACGATTTGGTACAAAAATTAAGTAGTAGTATTATTTTAGACCCATATCAATCGTCGTTTGGATTTAGTGTTTGTATAGACAAATATAGTGAAGATAAGTTGGTGGTTGGGTCTAACCAAGTATCAGCTAGCAAAGTATTTTTATTTACATCTGGATCCGGCGGTTGGCATCTATCTCAGAGATTCCAAAATATAACAGGATCTGAATATTTGAAATTGGAAGGTTTTGAATTTGATTTATATCCATCTGGAAGTTTGTCGGCCGCTCAGAAAAAAAATAGATTTGGTTATTCTGTATCTTTACATAAAAATGTTTTAACCGTGGGTTCGCCCAATGATCTTTTATACTATGAATATTCAGGATCTACGACACTGAGACAAAGAGGAGCGACTTATATTTATGAAAACGGACTGTGTCCAACAGGATCCAATCAGTATCTGTTTATTAAAAAACTTTACGGTGATGAAATAACTTTCAAAGATAATATGATGGGATATTCAGTTTCGACTCACAATAATAAAGTGTTAATTGGTTCGCCTAAACCATATTTCCCATTTAGTTCGCTTTATATTTCTAGTTCAGTTAAATATTACGATAAATTCTATGATGTAAATGATTATGGAGAATCAAGTTATTGCGGTCAGTGTTTATATTACAATGTTAGCAATTCCGTCGTAACACCGATTACCACAGATCCTATTGCCAAACGAAAAGAGTATAATAAACCATTTAGCGCATTTGGATATTCAGTAGCTTTATCAGAACCAAATTTGATAGTTGGATCCCCAATTCCACTAAATAACGATTTGTATTTAAGCATTCCATTGATAACCGAATCGGGTAGTTATAATGATCCAAGTTATATAAATACATCATCATTTAATCCTGAGAACTGTACTGAATCGGCTGATGTTGTATATTTTCAAATAGAAGATACGGTTTATGGTAGTGGTAGCATCAAAGCAAAAATTGCATTGCAGATGGAGTCTGATACATACACTGACATCGTTGGTAAAGCTTATATATACGATAGTTCTGACTTAAAGACAAATTATCCAGTTGGCAATATTTTTTATAACAATAATAGTTTGATTTTGAATAATACAGGTAGCGTATTGAATCTATTAACAAGAGATCCTGTCGATCCAAATCAACCATCTTTGTATATGGATTACAGAACACTCATAACATCTTATGAGAAACAATATATTTGCACAATAATACCTGGTGAATTTAATATATCCACTAATCCTACATCTACAACTTCATCTCTTATAAATTATTGTGTATTTAACAAAAGCACATTTAACTTTGAAAATTTGGACATCATTTTAAGATATATAAACTACAAGAATACTGTCCCAGGTTCTGAAAAGTGGTATTTGAATATGATATCCAATGATGTAGAACAAAATATCTTTGGGTTTTATACATCATCTTATTCAGACTACAATACAAATCTATTAACCCCAACTTTAAAAAATCTATTAGCCGAAAAGAATTTGGACATAGACAGTAATGGTAGAGTGGATGTTAACGATGGTAAAATGATGTGGAAGTATTTCATCGAAAAATTAAATTTCACTAACTATAAATCTTATTTGTCCACATTAAGTAATCGTAATAATTATGATGATATCATTAGATTCTTAGACAATCAAACAGGTAAATCAATTAAGAATTATGTCAAACAACCATTTTTCAATTATCAATATAGTTCATCAATTGATCCAACGGGATCTTATTTAGCGCCATATATAACCACCGTCGGATTATACAGTGGATGTGATCTGGTCGCAGTAGCTAAATTAGCACACCCAATTAAAAATACGGGTGAAATTCCAATAAATATTTCTGTTAAATGGGATACTTAATTATATTTATTATATAATAAAACAAATATATGGCAACATCACCAGACGCAAAAGTAATCGACCGTGAATCATTAAAGACCAGCTTGGAAGCTAGATTTCTAGCCAAACAAAAAGCTGGCGGTACGTTTAATGCATATAAAGCTACAAGATTTATACCAGGTGGTACTATGTTGGATGGATTACAAGGAGAAATGGGTTATTCACAAAAATCTCGCAAATATACAGTTAATCCAGGATTTCTTACATCAATCGACAATCAAGAAGTAAATTTTAATAAAGAAGCGTTGAATTACGTTGACACCTTGCCAGGATTTAATACGAAACGATATTTCCGTTGATATGTATTTTAAATGGTTATATTAGGTTTAGATTCATCTACATCAGTTACAGGGTGGGCATTTAGTAAAGACGGAAACGTCTTAGATGCTGGCTATATAGATACAAAAAAGTTTGAAACTACAAAAGAAAAAACTTACTTTGTTATATCCGAATTGGAAAAAAATCAGTTAATTAAAGATGTTACCGACATTAATTTAGAAGCTGCTCTTAGTGGTTTTGCCGGCGGATTTACATCACAACAAGTTATTATCACATTAGCCCGTCACAATGCAGTGTTTGCTTACATTATCGAAGAACACTTCAAAATCAAAGTAAATTTATTGTCTGTTAACACTATACGCAAACAGTTGTTTGGCAAGTGTAGAATTAAAGGGGTTAAATCAAAAGATTTTGTGAAAATAGAACTCGAAAAGATATTACCTGCTGTTACCAAATTTACTGTATTAAATAAAAAAGGCAATTGGGATGCACGAAATGGTGATATGTACGATGGAATAGTTTGTTCTTTATATAAAAAGTTGTAAATCGAAAAATCTGTGTTATAGTGTTTAAAATGACTGTGGTTGACACTTTATCAAGATTATTTAAACAAAAGGTTCACGTCCAAAAGGGAGGTGAAGAAATTATTGTTTTTTGTCCCAACTGCAAACATCATAAACGGAAGTTAAATATAAACACCAAAACTGGGTTTTATCAATGTTGGGTCTGTAATTTTAGTGGGAAAAGTTTTTATAGTCTTCTTAAAAAAGTAAAAGCCTCTAAAGAATATTATGACATTTTGTGTAAAGATGCGCCAAAACGAAATGACTTTGTAGTAAAAGAAGAAAAAAAGATACTAAATTTACCCGATGAATTTAAACCTTTATGTAAATCAAATAGTGATATTGAATATAAACGTGCTTTAAGTTATTGTTTAAATCGAAACATAACTACACTTGATATAGTTAGATATAATATTGGATATTGTAATAGTGGTGCATTTATTAATAGGGTTATTATACCATCATATGACTCAGTGGGAAAACTTAACTTTTACTGCGGTAGATCATTTTGTGATGGTTATCTAAAATATAGATTATGTGATGGTAGCAAGGATATTATAGGATTTGAGTTATTTACAGATTTTAATCAACCGATTACATTGGTTGAAGGCGTATTTGATGCTATGTCCGTAAAATATAATGCGATACCCCTTTTTGGTAAAACTTTATCCAAAACACTCAGAATGAAGTTGATAGAAAATAAACCACCCAGAGTAAATGTACTGTTGGATAACGACGCGTTAACATCGAGTCTGAGAATTTGTGATTTTTTACTTGAGAATAATATAGAAACTTATTTGATTCGGCCTGATGGTAAGGATCCAAATGAATTAGGTCACGAAAAGACTTGGCAAACCATACACAGCGGTGTTAGAATGGATGAGAGTCTACTATATAAATTTAAATTAATGGTTAAACTATGATTGTATTAAAACGCACGGATAAAAAAATTAATTCAGTGATTCATATTGCTGATATTCATATTCGTTTAACAAAACGTCACGATGAGTATACTTTGGTATTTGAGAAGCTCTATAAAGCGTTGGACAAAGCAAAAACATTAGACGCTATTCTGGTAATTGCTGGAGATTTGTTTCACAATAAATCCGATCTAAGTCCTGAGTGTGTCAAACTAGGAAGTGATTTTCTAAAAAGTTGTGCTGATAGAGTTCCTGTAATTTTGACAGCTGGAAATCACGATGCTACTCTTGCTAATAAATCCAGATTAGATTGTATTACACCAATTGTTGATGCGTTAAATCATCCCAATTTATATTATCTAAAAAAGACAGATGTTTATCGTTACGAAAATATTTTGTTTAATAATCTCAGTGTTTTTGATTGGGATGCGCCTGAAAAATATATTAAATATACGGACATTCCAACTAAATATCGTGACGAAACAGATCACCACATCGCTTTGTTTCACGGACCAGTATATAATGCTGTAACCGACATTGGTTATACGGTTAATAATAGATCCGTTACAAATGAAACATTTAATGGACATCATATTGCTATGCTTGGTGATATTCATAAACATCAAATGTTACAAGAGTACAACGAAGATGAATCATTACCCGTTATTGTGTATGCTGGATCTATGATTCAACAAAATCACGGTGAAGACCTCAAAGGACACGGATTACTTATATGGAATCTAAATCATAAGACTTATAAGCATTATGAACTTGTAAATGAATATGGGTATTATACGGTTGAAGTAGATAAAGGCAAGTTAATTACCGATATTTCTGATATTCCTAAAAAAGTTACTCTTCGAATCATTTGTCGTGAATCTATTCCGTCACAGGTAAAAGAGGTTGTAAATGATCTCAAGTGTAAATCTACTCTCATTGAAACTACATATGTTAGAGCAGATGATGCGTTAAATGATATAAATTTAAATTCAGGTAAATCATTTGATATACATAATATTTTCGATGTTGATTATCAAAACAAGTTAATTGAAGATAATTTGATATCTAAAAACATTGATAAATCTGTAATTGAGATGGTAAAGGATCTCAATAAGACTATCAATAAAGAAGTACCCAAAGATAAAGCTCCCAAGAACATTCGGTGGAAACCAAAGAAATTTGAGTTTGATAATATGTTCAGTTACGGCGAAGGAAATGTAATTGATTTTGCTAAATTGAATGGTACTATTGGACTATTTGCACCAAATGCTAGTGGTAAATCGAGTATTATGGATGCATTGGCGTTTTGTATATTTGACAAATTCAGCAAAGGGTACAAAGCTGTTCACGTATTAAATACTCAGAAAATGAGTTTTCGTTGTAAGTTTAATTTTGAAGTAAACGGAATTGATTATTTCATCCAACGTGAAGGTAAGGCTGATAAAAAAGGAAATGTTAAAGTAGAAGTTAAATTCTATAAGATGGAGAATGGAAATGAATCTCCTTTGAACGGCGAAGCTCGGCGTAGTACTAATGACATCATTAGAGATTATGTTGGTACATATGAAGACTTTATTCTTACTGTACTGAGTATTCAAAACAGCAAAGTTGGATCATTTATCGACTTGGGTCAAACAGAACGCAAAGATCTTTTATGTCAGTTTATGGGATTGGATGTATTCGACCAACTTTATACAATTGCAAATGATAAGTTTAAGGAAACAAATATATTATTAAAGAATATTAGCAAAGATCAACTTATTCAGGAATTAGAAGTTGTATCTGGTAGTATAGATTATAATAATACTAAAATCACAGAGTATAATGAAGAAATAAAGAAACAAGAATTATTGAAAGAGTCCCATAACAATATGTTACTGGAACTGTCTAATAATATCACCAAAACAGTAAGTTTTGATTTTAATATTTCAGACTTGGAAAGTGATAAGATTAAGATTGAAAGTCAGATTGAACAGACTAATGTTAATGTCAAAAATCAAAAAGATAAATTGAAAGACATTGAAGTAAAGATTTCAGCATTATCTTTTTCACTATCAAACTGTGAAAACATTGATCAAGATTATGATAGTTACAAACAGGTCAAACAAAATTTTGATAATAAAACCAATGAATTGAATAATCTCAAGATCGTTGTAAAAAATAAAATGGACAAATTAAAAAAATTAGAGGATCATAAATACGATCCAAATTGTTCATATTGTGTTAATAACGTATTCGTAAAAGATGCAATTAAAGTTAAAGCTGAATTAGATAATGATAAGTCTAAAGCCAAAATTATTTTTGATGAATACAATGCATTAAAGTTGGCTTTGGATGGGTGTGGTGACGTGGAATCCAAATTCAAAGAATGTCAGAAGATAAATCTAGAAAAAGTAAATTTTGACAAAACTAGAAGTATAATTTCAAATACAATTCTTAAATTAGAAAATGATCTAATTAAAATTCAAGCTACGGTCAAAAGTGTAACTGATAATATTAATATTTTTTATACAAATAAAGATATTATTGAAAATAATAATACCACATTGAAAGAAATAGGGGTTCAAAAAGATATAATTAAAAACCTAGACACAAATATTAAGTCTATTAATTCAAAGTTGTTTTCATCTTCCACTGAAAAAGGAAGACTTGAATTGCAATATAAAAATGTAACCGATCAGTTACAAAAAGTAAAAGACCTTGAATCTAGTTATGAATCTTTTAAACATTACACAACTGTTGTTAGTCGTGACGGCATTCCATATGAAATCATAACTAAAACTCTACCGGAAATTGAAAAAGAAGTTAATAACATTCTTCAACAGTTGGTCGAATTTACAATTACACTCCAAACTGATGGTAAGAACATTATGACTAATATCGTATATGATGATCGTCAGTGGCCTCTTGAAATGGCTAGTGGTATGGAGAAGTTTGTGAGTGGTCTAGCCATTAGAGTCGCATTGATTAATATTAGCAATTTACCAAGACCAAATATCATTTGTATCGACGAAGGTTTCGGATGTGCTGACAGTGATCATTTGGGTCAAATGGGTGCGTTATTTAACTATTTAAAACATCAATTTGATTTTATTTGGGTAATCAGTCATTTGGATCAAATGCGTGATATGGTTGATAATCAAATAGAAATAAAAAAAGATAATGGGTTTAGTAAAGTAGTATATATTTAATATGTCATTATCAGATACAATTTATCTAGAAAAATTCGGAAATATAACTATTGAAATTTCGGAAGATGGATTATTTCAAACTATAAGTGATATCAATACTAATTGCGAATTCTTAATAACAATTAGAAGTTTAGATTCCAATCTCATATCACATTTATTGTACCATCATTGCACAGTCGGTTATGATTTGTGGACGTATGAACGTCGTTTATTTTTCATAAAAGATGTATTTAATAAAACTCATCCTGGTTTTTCCATAGAAATAACCGACGTAAATAATAATAATCTTTTATTTAGTAAAAATTATCACGGATCTAAAAAGTTTAGATGTTTAGATTTAAAATCTAAAGATGGCGATGTTACATATCAACCATATCATACTTTTTTTAATGATGATTATTTTTTAGATAATTTCAAAATAAAAGATAACGATATTGTTTATGATTTAGGAGCTAACATAGGATCATTCTCAATTGCGTGCTCTAATTATAATGTTAAAAAAATATATGCATTTGAACCACATCCAGAGATTTTTGGATATTTGAATTATAACTTAGATAAGTATGGAAAAAATGTAACGACATTTAATAATGCAATCGATGGTACTTTTAAAAAAGTAAAATTTGGTACTACAGAATGGACGGTAGGATCCAAGATTAGTGATACAGGTACATTTGAAGTGGATGCTATTAATTTAGAAAAATTTGTAGCAAATAATAACTTGGAATTACCAACATATTTTAAAATTGATATTGAAGGAGCTGAATATACATTTTTTGAAAGTACGAGCAACGAATTTTTTAAAAATGTCCATAGTATATTTTTTGAATTTCATTACAACGATGGTATAAATGTTCCAAAGATAATTAATAGATTTAAAAATTTAGGATATAAATTGATTCACAAAGAAAATGCTTTGGATCATAATCTATCACATATGAATGCGATCTATCTCAACAAGTAAATTATGAAAAAAATATTGTTTATAGCGCCACATCTTTCCACTGGCGGATTGCCTCAGTTTTTGTTAAAAAAGATACAATCATTGATAAATGATTATGAAATATATTGTGTGGAATATGATGATATTACGGGAGGGGTTTTGGTTGTACAACGAAAACAACTTCAAAAAATATGCGGAGGAAGATTTTACACACTCTCGTCAAACAAGTTTGAATTATTTAAACTAATAGATGACATAAAGCCTGATATTATTCATCTTGAAGAAATGCCAGAGTATTTTATGGATGTTAATTTAGCGACTAAATTGTATAATAAAGATAGAGAATATCTGATCGTTGAAACATCACACGATAGCAGCTTTGATCCTAAGAAAAAAAGAGTTTTTCCAGATCAGTTTACTTTTGTAAGTAATTATCAAAAACAAAATCTTGAATCGTTAAATGTAAACACGGCGGTTATTGAGTATCCAATTGCAGTTAAACGTAGAAAAAATAGAACGGAGGGACTAAACTTTTTGGGATTGGATGAAACTAAAAAACATGTATTGCATGTCGGATTATTTACGCCACGGAAAAATCAAAAAGAATTTGTAGAATACGCTCGAGCAATGGAAAATGAAAACGTTCAATTTCATTGTTTGGGTAATATGGCCGACAACTTTAAAACATATTGGCAGCCTATATTAGAAAATTTACCATCCAACGTAAAAGTCTGGGGTGAAAGAAAAGATGTAGAGAACTTCTATAGTTGTATGGATTTGTTTTTATTCACTAGTAGAGGACACGCTACCGATAAAGAAACAGCTCCAATTGTAATTAAAGAAGCTATCTCTTATAATATACCATCGCTATTATATAATTTGCCTGTTTATCTCAACCGATATAATGTGTTTGAAAATATAAAGTATTTGGATGAAACCAATTTTAACCGCAATGTAAAACTTATAAAAAATAAATTGGGGATGAATTCAGATTTGGAAGTGGTTAATTTAATTTCTAACAAAACATCAAGTAAAGATACAGTAGTTATTATATCAACGCATCCAAATTTTAAAGCTGTTGAAGATACGACACTAGAATCAATTAATCAAGCTAAAAAAGCTGGGTATAAAGTATTATTGTCATCACATTATCCAGCTAGTGTGAATTTACAAAAAGCAGCTGATCACTATGTTTATGATGCAAATAATCCTATTTTAAAACACAACTTCTATAATAGGTGGACATACGATTTAAATAACACTAAAATTAGTTTATACTTTCCACCATCGGATTGTGACAACTATCATGGACTCGCTGTATTAATAAACTATTATAACGGTATATCTCTAGCAAATAAAATTGGATATAAAAATGCAATTTGCTTTAATTATGATATGATTATTTCAGATTTAGATTTTTCAAAGTTATATGACGTTGATGATATCTTGATTAATAAAAAAGCATTCTTTTTTTATGATAAAGCATTAGAGGGAGATACATTTAAGACAGTGTTCCATGGAATTAATACTCAATTCTTTTTGGAAAAATTCAAATATTATACGCCGGATGATTATATGGATTTTGTTACTAAAAAGAATATTTCAAATGGATTAGAACAATTTTATTATAACAAACTAATTTCTTATAAAAACGATTTATACATAGATTATACAAACAACGAAGAAACTTATTTAAGCAATAGTAAGAATAATTTATTCTCGATGG